CGTCCTGCGCAAGGAAGTCACCCACCCGATCCGTTCGCTGGGTGCCTCCTTCGCCTACACCATCCAGGAAACCCGTGCCGCCGCCATGGTGCCCGGCATGAACCTGGAGCAGCGCCGCGCCAACGCTGTGCGCCGCGCCTACGAAGAGAAAGTGCAGGAGATCGCCTACTTCGGCGATGCCCCCTCCGGCATGAAGGGCTTCTTCAACAACGACCAGGTCGACAAGACCGTGCCGGACAAGTGGTTCGACACCGCCAACGTCACCACTGACGAAATGCTGGCGCTCCTGAACGAGGCACCCACCCGCCTCGTGCAGAACAGCAACATGAAGGAGATGCCCAACACGATGCTGGTGCCCTACAACGTGTACCGCGTCATCTCCACCACCCCACGCAGCAGCACCTCCGACACCACGGTGATGGAGTTCTTCCTGCGCACCAACCCGATGATCTCCGCTATCGAGCCCATCAACGAGCTCGAGGCCGGCAAATCGGGCGGCTCCCTCTCCAAGGACCGCATCGTGGTGTACGACCGCAGCCCCGACAAGCTGCAACTGCACATCCCCCAGCCCCTGGAGTTCCTGCCTCCCCTGCGCCAAGCCCTGGAGTTCTCCGTTGCTGCGCACGCACGCATCGGTGGCCTCGCGCTCTACTACCCCAAGAGCGCGATTGTCCTTGAGAAGGCTTGACCTTTTCAGAATCGGTTATCCCTTCATCTCGTCCTAGTCATGATTCTCGTTTACCGACCCGAACTTGAAAACCCCCCGATGGACAAAGAATGCACCATCGGTTTCTCGTTCGTAGGCGGCGCTGGTCTTTCTGACCACATCCAAGTCGCTTCTGGCGTCACTCGGAACTTCCCCGAGGCCGTCTGGGAAAAGATCAAGGACTACGACGTGGTGAAGAACCTCCTCAAACTCGGTGCCCTGCGCATCGAAGCCGAAGAGGTGACAACCGAGGACGGCTTTACCGCGCCCGTGAACGCAGACACCATCGCGGATCTGCCAATCACCCAGGCCCTCGAGCTGGTCGAAGCCTCCTTCGACATCGAACAGCTCAACAAGTGGGCCGCCAAGGAGCAGCGCATCAAGGTCCGCAATGCCATTGGTAAGCGGATCACTGCGATCACTGAAGGTAACGGCTGATGGCAGTCCCCTCGACCAGCGCTTTCCTCCTTCGATTCCCCGAGTTCGGCGAGCAATCGCTCTCGGTTGTCGAAGGTGCGCTGGCCGAGGCCGGACGTTATGCCTCCGCCACCGTCTTCGGCTCTGTTCACACAGATGCCGTTGGTTACCTCGCTGCGCATCTATTGGCGATGCGCACCATGCAGCTCGGCCTTCAGCTCGAGACCAAGTCCGGCGCCCCCGCGGGTTCCGGGCTCGACGCCACGCTCCACGGCCAGGAGTACAAGCGGCTGCTTGACAGCCTCGCCCTCAGCGGATTCGCCCTGTAGCCATGGCGATCTCAGCAACCACCATCGCTGCCTACGCCCCCTGGGGTAACGCCCAGCTCGCGTTTGAAGTCGGCACGGGGTTTGCCACCAAAGATCCCGCCACCGGCAACGCGGTCCAATCCACCGAGATCGTCGAGTACCTCGCTGCCCTCACTGTCCAGGCCCCTACCTGGAAAGCCGAGGCCGGCACGGACAACACGACCTATTCCTGCCGAGGCCGCCTCCTTAGCCCGGCGACTCTCGACTCCCGCATCACGAACGGCTCTCAAGCCGAAGCCGTGATCAACGGGTACCGAGGTCGTTTCGAGCTCGTCTTCGACTTGGGCATGGATGCGTTCCACCGGAACGACCTCCGTCAATCCATCGAAGGCACCTTCCGCGTTATCGGGGGACCGACCTAATGCCCCGCCCTAAACGCGATCTCAGTCAAGCCCTCGACGACGCCACAGCTCAGGCGATGCGTCAGCTCGGCACCTGGCTTGACGCCCGCTTCACCCAGGAGATCTCCGCGGTGAAGTGGCCCTATCCCACACCACCTGCGGTGCGGGACATCGTGGATACCGGCCGCCTTCGCGCCAGCCAGACCCGAGTCGTCAATGCCGACGGCTCAATCACCTTCTCCTGGCCGGTCGAATACGCGGGACAAGTCCACGAGGGCGGAGTGTCCACTACTGGACTCCGCTTTCCCGGTCGTCCTTGGACCAAAGCCCCTCTCGAGGAGGCTCCCGCCAAGTTCGGCGAACTGCTGCGCTCCGCTCTGGAGGCGCAGCAATGACGATCTCAACCCACTGCCCACCGGTGACTGCGCTTCGGCGCACTCTTGAGCTCCACATCCTCGGTCTCTACGAGAGCGACGGAACCACCCTCAAGGCATACACCGCCTGGCCTGGGTACTACACGCTCCCCGACGCCAGCCGCGTTCCCGCGGTCTACGTCACCGGCGCCTCGATGGTCCCCTCCAACTGGGCCGTCACCGGCATCGAGTGCGTCATCGAGGACGTCCCCGAGATCACCAGCCCTGGTTCGGTAGGCGCCGTTCTGTCTTTCGAGACCTGGAACGTCCGCTTCACGAACTTCGGCACCAAAGAAGGCACCCGAATGCCCGTCTCGCTGCTGGACATCAGCCGCCGCCTGGCACGTGCCTTCCCACGGGACCAAGTCACGTACATGGCCCGGACCGAGGTCACCTTCGAGGCCCTCACGGCTCGCATCCGCGGAGCCGTCCTGAACCCCCCGATCCCCTAAGGAGTCATCACCATGGCTGACTATGCCATCGGGCTGTCGTTCCACAAGGCTCACCGGACCATCGTCCGCGCCGTGGATCTGACCCCTCCCTGCCGCTACTTTGCCTCGCGTTCCACCGCGGGCCTGATCACCCTGCCCACCCTCGACGTTGGCTCCCGCTACGTCGAACTGCAGGGCATCACCAACACCAGCTTCCAGATCAACGACAACAACCAGGAGTTCCGCCTCCTGGGCGATGACGGCTGGATGGACTCGGTGATCACCGGTTCCTCGGTGCAAGCCTCCGTCACCGCCTACTTCCTCAAGGACACTGAAGTCCCTGCTGGCCAGGACTGCCCCGTCTTCCGCGGCGGCTACAACGAAGGCTTCGAGCTGATCCAAAAGGCCCGCTACAACAAGGACTACGAGATCTACATCGAGTTCCTTAAAGAGCTGGGTCAGGCCGACGGCACTACCGGCAACTACATCTACGACTTCACCGGTTTCAACGCGGTGATCCAGAACTACTCGGAGAACCTCACCGCCGAGGGCCTGACCGAGATCTCGTTCGATCTGATGTCCCGAGCACGTCCCGTGTTCGGCCGCTACGACGCGGGCTCCACTGCCATCAGCAGTGGCGGCGTTCAGTCCTCGCTGCTCTTCCTGGTGAACGGCACCCGCCAGGCCGCTGTCGTGCCCACCAACAACGCTTCGGCTGTGGCAGTGGGCGACGATCTGACCGTGACCTACACCAGCAACGGCACCGCCGCGCTGACCCAACTGGCCCTCGGTCAAACCAACGGCAGCGGCTTCCGTCTCGAGAATGCTTCCACCGGTGTGGCAGTCCCTGCCGCTGTGTCCCTGGCCAGCAACGTAGTGACCATCAACCCGAGCGCGAACCTCGCCGCCGGCACCATCTTCCGCCTGATCGTCGCCGATGGCGCCATCACTCAAGCGGTCGACGCCAACGGCACCGCTTCTGCCTCCGGCATTAAGCGCCCCATCCAAGGGTTCACCACCACCTTCCGGACCGCCTAATCTCACCGAGTACGGTTCAGCACACCTAGCCCCGCATGTCGGGGCTTTTTTCATGCCGCCATGCAGCACGATTTACTCATCGACCCCATTAACACTGTTTTCGCGGTGAATTGTGTGGTGGAAGGCTCCACGCTCCACTGTGGAGCCCTCTACCTCGAACCCCTCGTCCAGAGCCAGTTTATACGCTTGGCGTATGACGGCGCTAGCCTAGAGGTTGAAATCCCTACCGAGCTCGTCAACCAACCCACGCCACATAGAGCGTGGCAGGTGACTCTCCCCATTCGCAATGAGTAAGTACGCATCGCTTTTGTTCACACCCGAAAAGTACTACGAAGTAGGGCCTTTCCGCTTTCCTATTTATGAAGACTTAGTACCGGGCGAGTCTCGCGCTATTGAGGCTATTAGCAAGAAACAAGCACGTCACACATATAACTCTATTAAGTTAGCACAGAAGATAGCAAAAGACAAAGGTATTACAACCAAAGAAGCGGTAGAGCTAATGGGATCCTCCGGCGATGATAATCAAGATATTTTTTATGAGTACGCAAGTGAACTAGAAGAACTGCAACAGCTAAGCATGGGTGCGGTAGAGCAGAAGATAACCTTGACCACTCTATTCATGAAGTTTCGTGGTGAGGTTAAACTCCCTAGGTCTAAAGAATGGCAAAAACTAGAAGATTGGGAAGAGGCAGATACAGAAAACATGCCAGGCAAACTACTAGATCAGATAACTGAATTTATTTCGTGGGAACGAGATGGGTGGCCTAAACCGGAGGGAAACGAAGAAGAGGAGGCTCAGGAATTCAGCCCACCCCGGAACAACAGCTAGAAGCTAGCGAAGCCGTACTGAAGCTAGCCGAGACGGACTGGGATGACATATACATGCGCCTACGCATGTCTGAACTAGGGCAAGACTTCCCCCGAGAACGGTTCGTCTCCACTCCTGTCTCTACTATAAGAAAAGCGTTAGCAGTTGTAGAGCAAGAAGAGCAGCGGAAAGCAAATATAAATGCATACACTGTCGCAAATCTCACACAGTTGGTACTAGGGATTGCGCATGGCTTTTCTGGAAGCAAAGGGAGACCTCCAAGCGTCAAAGCAAAGGACTTTCTTCCCTTTCCCGATTGGCAACCACATACCAATGAGGGCAAGCGTAACTTGGATAGCAGTACACGATTCGTACTTACTAAGTTACAGAAAGAAAATCGTATTCCTGCTTATGTGTTTGTGAGCCTTATGACCCCGGTTGAGCCCTCTCGATAGACTGCGCATAGGGCTTAAGGCGATTCCGGAGACACCATGGCCGAGCAGGAGTATCGGGT